GTATCCATCCAAATAATTATGCCCTTGCGAGAGCGATAGACGGGGATAAATCAGATAATCTAGACGGCGTTCCACGAATTGGCATGAAAACGATTAGAAACAACTTTTCTATTTTGAAAGAATCGAAAAGACTATCATGCGATGAATTGTTTGTTTACTGCAAAATGCAAATTAACCAAAAAAATTGTCATAAAAAGTTGCTAGAATTTCAAGGTCGCGTTAAAGATAATTATGAGATTATGCAATTGTATGAATCTAACATTTCTTTCAATGGGAGGAGGTCCATTGATTTTATCCTAGACAACTTTGAGCATGCCTTCAATAAGTTGGAGATACAAAAAATGCTTATAGCAGATGGGCAAGGCCACTTAAATTTATCTGATTTGTGGGTTGCCTTTAAGAAAATTACACCATAGTTAAAAAACACGGAGACAACATGGAACTAAAACACGAAACATTTCAAAGATTTGGAAAAACCTTTCAAGAGGACCTTTGTCATTTAATGCTACATGATAGAACCTTTTGTGATCAAATTAGCGAGGTCTTAGACACCGAATTTATTCAATACGAACATTTAAGAATTTTTGCTAAAATGTTGATTGATTATAAGGCAAAGCATAAAGGACAACATCCTTCATACGAGAGGATGGCTACTGTGATTACCTCAGAGGTTGACAATTATACACCCGCCCTGAAGAAACAGATCACTCAATTTTATTCAAAGGTGATTAATAATAACGAGATTGAGAGTGCTGATTTTATTAAAGATAATGCAATAGACTTTTGCAGAAAGCAGGTCCTTAAAAAGGCCATGATAAAATCTGTGAGACTTCTAAAATCATCTTCATTTGAAGAAATACAAAAAGTAATTGAAGATGCAATGAAGCTTGGCACCAATTTAGATTTTGGTCACGACTGGCAAGCTGACATAGATGCACGCTACAGAATTAAAAGTAGGAATCCAATAACGACTGGCTGGAGTCGACTTGATGAAATTACGCAAGGTGGCTTTGGTGAGCAAGAATTGGGTGTAGTAATCGCACCAACAGGTGCTGGCAAATCAATGGTTTTGGTTCACATCGGTGCAACAGCACTAAAAGAAAAAAAGACTGTGATTTATTATACTTTAGAACTAGCTGAGACTGTCGTAGGACAAAGGTTTGATTCTTGCATAACCGGTATTAAACTTGGGGATTTGCTTAAAAATAAACATAATGTAGTTGACAAACTACAAGAAATTGATGGCCATCTAATTATTAAAGAATATCCAAGCAAATCTGCTTCAACGCAAACAATTAGAAGTCACATCGAAAGACTTAAAAAGCGCGGAATCAACCCAGACATGATTATTGTTGATTATGCTGATTTGCTAAAACCAGTGAGAACACAAGGCGAAAAGAGGCATGAGTTGGAAAGTATTTATGAAGAGCTAAGAGGCATTGCACAACAAGAAAAGTGCTGCATTATCACAGCATCCCAGACTAATCGTGGTGGACTCAACGCCGAGGTAATTACAATGGAGTCGATCTCCGAAGCATTTAGTAAATGTTTTGTTGCTGATTTCATCTTCTCTCTCTCACGAACACCACAAGATAAACAAGCGAATACCGGAAGAGTATTCATTGCAAAAAATCGTAACGGGCCAGACGGTCTGGTATTTCCAATCTTCGCAGATTGGTCCAGCGTCAACATGAAAGTGCTCGATAAAACAGACAACTCAGAGGACAAACCACAGTTGTCCACGAAAGAGAATTTAAAATTTTTAAAAGAAAAATACGCACAATCTAGAGGTAATTAAGGAGGAAAACAAATGAGTGTAGCTAATAAAATTCTTTCAGACATAACAGTACACATGAAGTACGCAAGGTATCTGAAAGACAAAAACCGTAGAGAAAACTGGGAAGAAATCGTAACCAGAAACAAGAACATGCATCTTAAAAAATTTCCAGAGTTAAAATCGGAAATTGAAAATGCATACCGATTTGTTTATAGTAAGCAAATCTTACCCTCAATGAGGTCCATGCAGTTTGCTGGTAAGCCTATTGAAATTTCTCCTAATAGAGTATTCAATTGTGCATACGCTCCAATAGATGACATTCGTGTCTTTGGAGAAATAATGTTTTTATTACTTGGAGGCACCGGAGTTGGATATTCCGTACAAGAGCATCATGTTGAAAAGCTCCCTTCTATTTTAAAGCCTAATCTAAACCGCACAAGGAGGTTTTTAGTAGGTGACTCAATCGAAGGTTGGGCTGACTCTGTTACGGCCCTGATTAAATCTTATTTTAAAGGAACATCACAACTCCGGTTTGACTTCTCCGACATTAGACTTAAAGGAGAGAGACTCGTCACCAGCGGAGGCAAAGCACCCGGGCCACAACCATTAATGGAATGCTTATTAAAGATTAAAGGAATTCTAAACTCCAAACAAAATGGTGATAAATTAACTACGATTGAAGTTCATGACATAGTTTGTCATGTAGCAGATGCAGTTCTTGCCGGTGGTATACGCAGAGCAGCATTGATTTCACTTTTTTCAATTGACGATGAAGAGATGTTGGCATCTAAGACTGGTAACTGGTGGGAAAAGAATCCCCAACGCGGACGGGCAAACAATTCAGTGGTAATTATGAGACACAGAGTCAAGAAGACAGACTTCTTTAAATTATGGGAGCGAGTCAAGGCATCTGGCGCTGGTGAACCGGGTTTCTACTTCACTAATGACAAAGAATACGGCTGTAATCCTTGTTGTGAAATTAGCTTGAGACCCTTTCAATTTTGTAACCTAACAGAGATAAATGTTAGTGATGTAGTCTCACAACAAGATTATGAAAACAGATGTAAAGCTGCGTCATTTATTGGCACATTACAAGCATCATATACTGACTTTCACTATTTGAGACCAATTTGGCAACGTAACACTGAGAAAGATTATTTAATTGGTGTTTCTATGACCGGTATTGCTTCCGGAAAAGTACTAGATCTAGACATGGAGAAAGCAGCTTCAGTTGTCTGCGATGAGAATGCTAGAGTTGCTGAACTTATCTGTATTGGGCCTGCGTCACGATGCACCACGACAAAGCCAGCCGGTACCACATCTCTTGTGTTTGGAACATCAAGTGGCATACATGCGTGGCATAATGAGCATTACATACGTAGGATTAGAGTTGGTAAGAACGAGGCAATCTACTCTTATTTGCTAAATAACCACCCAGAATTAGTTGAGGATGAGTTTTTTCGGCCACATGATACGGCAGTTATTTCAGTGCCCCAAAAAGCACCTGAAGGCTCAATCACTCGCACCGAGTCTGCTATTGAACTTTTAGAAAGAGTCAAGAAGGTCGCTACGCAGTGGGTGTCCGTAGGACATAGGAAAGGGCAAAACACCAACAATGTTTCTGCTACTGTAACTGTCAAATCAGATGAATGGCAAATTGTTGGAGATTGGATGTGGTCCAATAGAAAATACTACAATGGGCTATCAATTTTGCCTTTTTCGGATCATACCTACAAGCAAGCCCCATTTGAAGATTGTGACGAGAAGACTTATGCTGAGATGCTGAAAGCGTTATACAGCATTAATTTAGATTTAGTAACAGAACAAGAAGATAACACCGACCTATCAGGCGAGATCGCTTGTGCTGGTGGTGCTTGTGAAATAATTTAACATAGGAGATAAAATGCATTTCAAACCATTCAATAGACATGTCGTTGTCGACATGATTGAAGAAAAAAAAGAAGAAAAGAAGAGCGTAATTGTTCTACCAACAGATTATAAAAAGCCAAAAAGTTCTTACATTCGCTGCACAGTGATTCGTAGTTCAGAAGATTCAAAATTTCATGGAGTTTTATTTGAAAACGATGTCGTATTAGTAGAGCGTAGCATGTTGCAAAAAATTGAACTTAGTAACTGTTCTTTCTATTTAGTATTAGAAAATTACATTTATGGGAGAATAAACGATGAAATTAACTAAAAGCATTCTAAAAAATTTGATAAAAGAAGTTATCAAAGAAAATAAAATGAATCTGGTAGAGGCTAAGCTAGACATGAATTACGGACAAGTTATGAATGTTCTTAGAGGCGATACTGACATCCGTTCTGTTGGAATCATGTCAGGACAAAACCCAATGGCACAGACCACCGACCCAGAGAAGAATCTTAAACTCTCAGCCAAGCTAAATTCTAAACTCGATTCATTGGGCTTCGACTATAAGATGGTTGATGGTGTATTCTCAGGTCACCCAGAAAAATCTGTCATCATTATGAACCCATCTAAGAGCCAAATGGAAAAGCTTAACGCTGAATTTACACAGTGGGGCTTTGTTTATGGTAAACGAATTGGTGACAACATGGAATTCACCATGCAACAGATGTATACACCTGAGTTAGGAGATGACCCTAAAATGGCCGACATTGAACGCGAGTACTATAAGGTTGGTGATTTGGGTTCTCGAATACCCTCCGATAGTAATTATGCATCTGAAATACACACAGATGTTACAAACCCTAAAGGCGCAGGTCGACCTGATAACATTACACTGATTGATGGCAAGCCAATTGTAATTCCTCTCTATAAAGGCTATGGTGATCCTAAATTAGCAGACTTAACCGATCCGGATAAATTCTATACAGATACATCTAGAAAAACTAGAATGAGAGAGAGAAAGAAAAAGTAATGGAGAACTATGAAAAGTCAATTAAAATATACGACGATGACATTGGTTGCGTGGACTACATTGATCATATGGGCAGTGACCTTACCGTCGTTAACAGTGCTCGTGTTAGCTTTGGCGTGCAAAAGTCTAGTTTGGATAGGCGTGACAAGCGACTTATTAATTACCTTATCAAGCATCGGCATACCTCAACCTTGGAGCACAATCTTGTTACTTTCAAATTTGCTGTCCCTCTGTTTGTTCGTTCTCAGCATCATCGCCATCGTACGTGGAGCTATAACGAAATCTCCAGAAGATACACAGATAAAGACATGAGATTTTATGAGCCAAATCAATTCAGAACGCAACATGAGTCGAATAGACAAGCATCAAACCCAGATGAATTAATTAATCCTGACATCAACAAGGCGTCCCCCGGACTAGTTCCGACACCATACTTTACGGCTCGCGATGCAATTCGCTTCCACCATCATCGTAGTCTTAAAATTTTCAATAAACTGATAGAGTCAGGCGTCTGTAGGGAGCAAGCCAGAGGTGTTCTACCACAGAATCTATATACCGAGTATTATGGAACAGTTAACCTTAACAACTTACTTAAATTTATTGATCTGCGAACACACTTAGGAGCACAGTGGGAAATACAAAAAGTTGCGGAGGCATGTTTAGAAATTGCCACGGATCTTTGGCCACAATCGGTAAATTCTTATAGGAAATTGAGAGGTGTCGGGTAAATTTAAGCCCGGCGATCTTGTTATCCTAAATGATTACGGAGTCTTTTTGGGCGTTGATTGTTACGAAGAATATGTTGGCATCGTGCTAAGTAAATGTTACAACATTCTCCCACAAATGGAAGATCAGATGAATTCCTTTTACATAGTATACGATATTTTACTAGATGGAGAACTAATTAAAATGGTGCCACAAGAGTTTATGAGGTTTTATGATGAAGAGTTATGACGCTAACAAAAAGTGGAAAAAGTTTATTACTGAGACAAAATCTAAATACGGTAGCCCTAAAGAATTTACACAGGGGCCATTTGATAGAACAAGAACAAAGTATGAACAAGAAAAAGAAAAGGGTTACAAGGAATTCATTAGAGAGCAATTACTAGAATTTCTAAGCACTAGAATGAATCCTTCTGTACCAGAGCAAAGTTATTATGATAACATTATGTTCGCACTCAATGAAAAAATAACGGACGAACAGTTAACAGATGTGATAGAAGATTTAAAAGTCTTACTTTATATTTATCAGAACAGGCAAAGCTTGCAATACAAGCCGTATAGTGGCAGCAAACTAACGTTTAACGATAGGCAAATAAGTCATGATGTATCAAGAAAGCTCTCCAGGCTTTTAGATGATCTAGGGGTCTCAGATAAGTCTCCAAGACTAGATAGTCTCGATGAAGTATTTAAATTTTATGTAATGCCGACTAACTTTGAACAAATTTACGGACCCGAACCAGAAGAGAAAGAGCCTAGTGATTTTGAAAAATTCTTTGGACTTTTTCAGCCGAAAAAATCGTCTGTGAATTTGCCATCAAATCTTGATCCTGATAAATTAGCATCGAGAAATAGAGATTTAAGAGTTAGAAATTATTTAAAGAAACTTAAGAGGAATTCTTGATTACCGATTACTACTTTGATTCACTTGTTATTGGTGGCTCTTTGGAGAGTATGATTTATTGTTATCTATGTAACAAAAAAATTATTATTTTAGACCCAATTTATCCACTTGAGACTGTTTTTATTCCCTATTGTGAAACACTGAGATTCATGGGTTATGCAAAAAATCAAGCCGTAGAGATGAGTGAACTCTGGGATAGGCTGTCATTTGTGTTATCTATGTTAGGCCTTATGACTGCGCCCAACATTATTTCAACAACCAGAAACACCGACACTCAATACACCTTGATCACAAATAACAACAAGAGAATCAAAATAACAGCAGATGAGATAATAAATTTTGATTCTATTTGGAACGACAAAGTCTTCATGATTGATTGGTTTAATGTTCGCTCCGGCAACAACCACAGCCATGAGAAGATCTATGATCATGAGGAGTCATTTATTAAAGAAATAAATTTTTATAAATCAAAGCGCTTCGGTGTAAATGGAAAAGTAAAAGACATTATGGCAGTATCTGATCTCCTAGCGGATCAAGTTAAGAGTGTCAATTACTCTGAGGGCATCGCAAGACTTAAAGTGATGTCAATGATGAGTGAGGCTGGCATTAGAGGCCAGAGCAATGGATTTGATAAAAGTGGTAGACGATTGCATTATGCACTTAGTATTGAACACACTTTCAGAGAGTTTAGAAAAAAATACTGCCCCATGATGTCGCTCCAACAAGTTTTACAATTAGAACCAGAGAGGGAGGAACAATGGAACATAACGAAAAAACTTTTTCGTCACAATCAAATTACCATCTTGCGGGAATCATTCCAGTTGCCGGGCAACCTTTAGACTTTGAATTACCCTATCCGGATGTGATGTTGCCTGTCTCTAGAGGCTATACGATGATAGAAGCAGCGGTTGTGGAAGCAGCGCATGCTGGGTGTAATACAATTTGGATTGTTTGTAATGACGATACCTCTCCGTTGATAAGGTATAGAATTGGGGATTACATTCAAGATCCTTTACATTTTTACAACAAATACCAGAATCATATGAAAGATAGGAGAATCAGAATACCAATTTACTGGGTGCCGGTGAATCCGAAGGACAGAGATAAAAGGGATTGTTTATCGTGGTCGGTAATTCACGGTGCAGTGACTGCATTAAAAATCTCAGATAAGATCTCAAAGTGGCTAATACCCGACAAGTATTACGTGTCTTTCCCTTATGGTATTTTTGATCCCCGACCGATTAATAAATTAAGAAAAGTAATAAAATCTACGAATAATTTTTATGTTAGGCATAACGGCCTAACAGTTAAGGATAACCAATTTACAAGCTTTACATTTGGAAAAGATGAGTTTATCAAATACAGAAGGAACATTAGGAAGGGGACAGGAGCTTATTCAACTGAAATCAAAGACCACAGAGGCATCCCCCGCAGCAAACTACCAATTGAAGAGCGCTGGTCTGCAAGACACTTTGATCTAAAAGATGTCTTTTGTGGGCTAAGTTCCGAATCGGCGCAATATTATGACACGAACGAATTTTTTAATCTTGGTTCGTGGGAATTATATACCAAATACACTTCATCACATTTGTGCAAAAACACTAAAAGACCCTCAAAAGACTTCTTTAGATATCGAGAATTTAATAGCTTAGCGAAGGATAGAGACTAATTATAGTATGTCGATAGTTGTTAAAAGATATAAGAGGTTAGTCAAGGAGCTTTTATTCGCGTATTCGGAATTAGAGTATGTTGAGGAAGTTCTAAAAGAAGCTCATGGAGAATTTGAGTTAACCTACCAGCAGTATTGTAAAGACAACGAAGTGCCAATAGCAGATCTTAATAAGAAAAACTCAGAAAAATTAAAGAAGATTTATCCAAAAAAGGAATTCAATACAGACGAAGAGGGAATTGTACAGTTTTCAAATGATGAAGACACAAAAAAAGAACATAAGATTTTTCAACGAATGTATAGAATTATAGCTAAAAAGCTGCACCCGGATAAGTTTGCCAATCAAGAACAAACTGATGAAGTGATCGAGAAAATTGAATCATTTAAGGAGGCAACTTCCGCTTATGACAAAAACAATTGGGCTAAGTTTTTAGAGATTTGTGAAAAATACGATGTTCTTCCGACACGATACGAAAAAATAAATTCACTGATTAGGGATGAAATTTCTGATGTCAATAAATCTGTTAACAATAAAAAGCTATCTTTTAGCTGGAGATTGTATGAGTGTGAAGAGGATGAAGATTGCAAAAACAAAGTAATAAAAGACTTTTTATTTCAATTATTTAAATATAAATAATTACTAGTTACTATTTGAGATGCGTTTC